TCTGCCCATCCTTGCCAGGTTGGTGCTGACATTAACTTTGTACCGTTAAGGCTGATCCACTATGACGATCCTTATCATCTTGAAGTTGTAGTGTTTGTACAGCATTAGTGTACCCCATAACCCACAGTTGGGTTCGTGCATCATTCTGAATGAATGGCTCCAGTTCCATCAGTGAGCCGTACAGGTAAATGTCTGGTGAGTTTAACAACATCCAGTTAGTTGGGTTCGTTGACGACAGTGGAGGGAACTTCTGCCAGAACAGCATCTCCATCTCATATACCCCAGAAGGGGTTGGTCCAATTCTTATCTCATTAGCAATGATTGTGTAGAACTTTGGTATCCCCTGACCAAGAGACCATGCCTCAAATATCTCTGGAGATACATAGGTTAGTGATACCGTTGGTTCCTGGTTTAGTCTGAACTCCCTCATCTGCAAGTAGTTGACTGGCAGAGCGTAGTTGGCCTGACCACCAACAGTTTCGGCGAATTGCTTCTGTTCCATGGCTCTCAATCGTAAGTCCCTGGTATACCGGGCCTCGCATAGAGCGATGAAGTCTGGGATAAATGATCCGAGATCATCCCGGTCACTCCAGTTGGCTATACTTTGCCTGAGTTCATTATACGTTGATAATGCCATAGTTATATCCTGCTGTTATGTGTTCTGAAGTATTGGTTGTCAGGGTCGTTGAGATACTTCGCCATCAAAACCTGATCATGTTCAATTGCACCGTTGGTTTCCTTCATCCAATTATTCCAAATGGTCACAGGTATTGATGCTACCTTGCGTCCGAAAGGGGATGCTGTGCGGTCGTTAACCCCACTGTGGTATTCCGCTTTGTTGATGTTGAGTATCGGCTCAGCATCTTGTATCTTGTTGATATGGACTGTGCCATCTGCTTCTTCCTCGAATGTGGTAACGGATGATCCGTCCCAATCCACATCGAATATGTTCTTGTTAGACATAGCCGCGTCCACCAACCTCTTTAGCATAGCCCGGTTTTGCATACGCTTTCTTGAGCGCAGCCACTGGGTCTATCTTCTTGCCTTCCTTCTTCTTTTCTTTCGGCTTTATAAAGTCTTTCGCTTTCATCTTATCTCCGTAAATGGTCAGGGGCCCGGAGGCCCCATCCCATGTTAAAGGTTTACGCCCAACCAGTGATCTTGCCGTTGGCTGCTTCATTCTTGGAACGAAGACCATACTCAACAATCAACTGTGCTGACTCGCTGTCACCCGTTCTCGCCAGGTTATGAGTGGAGAAACCACGTAAGTACGCGATATCCCAGAACTCATAGTCTAGAAAGTAAGCAGTAGCAGCAGGCATCAAGCGGTTAGGAACCATTTTCAGGTTGCCAAAGTCGCTCACGTAAATGTCAACCGCCGCCACAACGTATGCAGGACTCTTGGCGTTAGCCGTAGTCTGCAACGGTGACACACTCTGAGCCATCTCAGAGATCGCTTGCTTCACAACACCATCACACATCAGGACCTTCGGCTTCGCGCCGGCTACCCAGCACTCTCGGCTTCCGCCGGAGGGGCAGCAGCAGCAACTACGTTGCTTTCGATCCACTTGCCTACGCTCTTGGTAGAGCGAGCAGTTGTGGACGTGCCGGCAGCACCATCGGTATCAACGGCCAGCAACATGAACTCCATATCGAGTTTCAGTTCCTTAGCGCGCTTCGCCATCTGGTATGCCTGTGAAGACTTACGACCCGCAAAGTCAACTGCCTCAGCGGTGCCAGAAGTCTGGACTGCCTTGGTGCTGATCTGCGTGTAGTTGCCCACACGATCCGGCTCAACAACTGCGAGGGCATCGGCATCCATGCCTTCAGCCACGCGGTTATCGTTACCACCGTCGAGGGTGTCAATCTGCCACTCGAAGTAGGTGTTGTCGCAGGACGACTTGCCGATTGCCGACATGAAGGGAGTTTCCTCCGGTGCGATGTTGTATATGATATTCGAGAGATCTTCTCGGATACCTTTGGCCCGGGCTGGGCCTGTACCGTCATATGATAGACGGGTATTAGCTGGAATTGCCATAATATTCTCTCCTATAAGAGGTCCTCTAAGAGTTTGGCAGCGTCTTTATAACTGCCTGATTCTTTGAGTTGGTTAATTTGAGTAGCACGCCTTTTCTTGTTAGAGGCTTCCTTAGTTCTGCTGGAGCCTGACTTAACTAGCCTTGGTTTATTACGGACTTTCTTGTCTCGCACGGTTCCCTTATTAAGTTCATCGTACTTCATCGCTTTCAGCATGACATGGAGTGAACGATGATCTGTTAGACCGTCGAGCTCCTCGTCACTAAATCCCTCAGAGTGTCCGTACCCTCGAATCTGACCAGCGAGTGCTGATCTCTTCTCTGGGTCATTCCACTCGGGGACGATCTCACCCATGAGTTGATGCTGCCCGATAACGTGGTGTTCAACCATCTGGGATTGTTCTGCTTGTGAATCATAGACTGCTTTCTGCTGCAATCTCTGAGCGTGCTGAATCCTTCCCTGATGCTCTCTAAACTCGTCTCGTTTAGTCATATACTCAATAGGATCGTTCTCCTTCAACGATGCCCAATCTATACGGGAATACTCCCCAAGATTGCTATTGGCTTGCGTAATAAATTGTCCAATTGCTTGGACGTACTGTTCTCTGAGAGCGACGTTCTGTTGAACCTCACCCTGATGTTGGGCCATAGCCTCTATCAGTTGATTTCGCTCTCCTGCCAGTTCTTGCGTCTTACGTGTGTAATCCGACTGGCGACTGTATCCCGCCTGTAGTTCGTCCAGGGTGACCTCAATAGTTTCTCCACCAACATTGATGGAATATACATCGGCATCCTGTCCTTCTACATCCGGCTCAGCCTCGGGTTCATACTCATCCTCATCATCTGAGTCTGTATCAACCTCTTCCTCTTCTTCAGAATCGTCCTCCGTTTCCGGTTGGGACTCCTCTGCCTCTTCAGGAGTCGCCTTATCTGGTTCAGTTGGTGGTGCGTCTTCCGCGTCCAACATGGTTAGTAAGGCATCTGTTGCTTCGTTTATGCTGCCTGCTTCTTCTGCGGGGGCGGCTGGCGCCATGTCCGCTTTTGGTTCGTTCATAATTATTTTCCTTTGTAGTGGGTGGTTATTGTTACATCTTCCAAAATGCTCTCAATACGAGCATAGAGTCTATCAACAAGATGAACTTGTAGGTATAGTGATTCTCGCGTATCTAAATCTTCTGGGGTAGTTTGTAACCACTCCACTTGTAACTGCTTCTTCAATTCTTCCATAACCTCACCGAACAGTGGGTTATCCAACATTTGTTTGGCGTCTGATTCTCTGCTCATCAACCCACCTTGACCGGACGGTCCTGCTCCAATTCAATCTGGAGTTCAGCATGCTTGAGTTCAAGTTCTCCAAGGTCGATCTGCTTGTCATGCTCTTGCTTTTCAGTATCCAGTTGATACTTAGCCTGATCAAGTTCTACCTCTGCACCGATCTTCTCACCCTCTGCCTGTACCTTAGCGAGTTCAGCCATTTCCATGGGCGTAGGCTCGGGTGGCTCTGGTGGGGGTGGTTGCTGTGCTGGCGGTGTAATGAAGTCATCTGTATTCTGATAACCCATCGCCTTCAGTAGTGATGCGGTGATGTTGTACATGTTCTCACCGGATACCATCGGATCACCATTCGAAAAGGATTGACCAGCCATCTGTAGGACATGCTGCAACTGAGCGACCTGTTGGTCTTTGTTACCCTGACCTAGTGCTACCGAGACAATGGAGTCCATGCTGGAGTCCCACTCGGTGGGATCAACCGGCACCCATTCGTTCCTCAACTTGATAACACGCTCACGGTCCTGGTGCTTGACCAGCAGCTCGTAAACTCTGTTCATCAAACCCTTAACACCAGTCTCAGCAAACTGACGTGCTACCAGTTCTATCCTGGATTGTGCGGCAGTCATGACAGCGTTAACCGCTGTGGCTGTGGTGTGGGATGTGAGAGCTTTGTCGTTCAGTCCCTGGGAGTTCTTGCTGACTCCTGCACGGGACTCGCGGATACCATCGATGTATCCCAAGAGTTCAAATGTGTATGGCTCTAGTGGCGGGGTTGCTAGCGGAGTCACAGCATTAGGTGACTTCACCCGGACGATGCCACCTGGACGTGCTGTTAAGAGGTCGTCCAAGTTGGCCTGTCCTTCTAAGACAGCATATCGTCCGTAGTTCTGGTTATAAGCGTTGTCAAGTAGATTACGCATAATCGTACTCTTGATTCTTTGCAAGTCCATCACAAGATCAGCTATTGATAAGCCGAAGAATTTGTGTGGTATCTTTATCGGGGTTATGCTGATGAACGGTACATTGTCCACCGGCTCATTCGAAAGAATGCGATCACCCACACTACAAACCTTACGTAGCTCAGCAATACCATCGTCATCCCAATCTGTGCGAAGGAATGACTCATACAGCCAGTATTCATTGAGGGCCTCTTCCTGTGGGTTTGATCCCCAGTTGAAGTTATTACCAGTGCCATCAAAGGAGTACAGAGCGTCTGTTTCATCATTCCATTGGTTGCTTTCAATGTCCCCACCCTTGATACTCTCGGCATCCAAGTCTTCATCCGGGTACATCTCACGGAGTTCTGATAGGGTCTTGCGTACACGGTGGCAAGTGAATCTTGCCTCCTCAATGCTCTTGGCCTCACGGTTGATGAGGAACTCAGCAGGGGGTACATTGTCTATCACGA